GTGGCCTTGCGTGCTAAAAAAACGCCCTCAGAGCGTGATCCCTTCTTACTATTGCAGCTAGTGCAGCATGCCACGAGGTTATCGTAAGCAATAGGATCTCCACCTTCGATGATCGGTATGACGTGATCTACCGTTGTGGCAGGTTGGAGGCAGTAGAAGCATGACCATTGATCCCTTGCCAATATCTCAAGGCGTCTTGCTTTGTAAGCTCGTGTCCCTCGAGGATCACCACGCTTTGTACTCATTGCCATCCCTTAGTCTTTAGATGATGCAATGCATCACAGTAGTTAGGCTCATCATACTTAGTATGTCCATACCTGTGTCCTACATAGTGCCAATACATCCAGAACTGCTTGATAGGTGTAGATACTCTTAGGCTCTCACTCTTCATCTGATATAGCCCATATACCTGCTTAGTACCATTGAGGTTACCAATGGCTTTGTAATTCCACCTGGACTCTCTATGCACTATCTCGTCATGACATGCTAATTGCTTATCAGTCAGCTGATAGTTGGCTAATTGTTTAAGCTGCTTAATTGCAAGGTCTGACGCCTGTGCATCTAGGGGCATTGCCATAGATAGAGATATCCCAATAGCGAGTGCTACCATGCGGGCTGTCCCTATCGGGCCCGCCTTGAGCCCCTGATGGGCTCTAGCCCTGAGAGTACCATGCCTGTCAATTACCATTGTATAAGTCCTGTTCAGAGGCGTGTCGCAGTTGATTGCCGATATATTCTGTATATGCAGGTGGAATTGATTCTACTAATTCGCCCCATATCATCCAGTCAATGCCCATTGCTAAACAGGCTTCATGCATGGTTTTAGCTGTGTGACCACCATTAGGGATCTCATCTCTCATTGATCCATAAATGCCCACAGGCTTACCTTGATTCTTATGATTGCACTCATTGCCCACTAGAGGCATATTCGACTCAAATAGCCTATGTCTACGCACATTTAGCCCGAAGCCTGAGCCGCATAACTGTATAGGGTTGATTAGAGGTGCATTCGGGACATTTTCTATAACGTAGGGCTTACCCGATGATATAAGTGCATCTCTTACCTCTGGAATCATGTTGACCTTTGTAGTGGACTTGCCTTGAGCATTGCGTAGGTGTTTAGTCGCACTAAATGTCTGGCATGGTGGACTGGCAGCAATCACGTCGAATTGGCTTAAGTACTCAGAGTCTAGGTAATCCCTTACGTCGCCTCGAATGTAAGTGTAAGGGTATCGCTTGCCATGCTTCACATCGATCCCTGTAACCTCGAAGCCTGCTCTGGCATAGCCTTCAGAGGCTCCCCCTGCTCCGCAGAATAGGTCTAATAGTTTCATCGATTGTCCGTACTATAGAATCCTGTGCCCTTAAACGATACGCCAATAGAGCTGTAAATCTTATGCATAGGTGCATGACAGAATGGGCACTCTAGATCGTGAGGCTCGCTTAGGCTGAGCCATTCCTCAATGCGTGCATTGCTCTCACACTTATCGTTGTCGCACTCGAATTCATAGGTTGGCATCTGGATCACTCTGACACATTCTGCATATCTGAGTAAACGCCCATGCGCCACACATATTGCATCTCATAGGCTCTAATTGTCTCAGATTATCCTTAAAATCCCCGTAACCTGCCTTGAGCAATAGATCGACCAGATCACCTAATCTCATGAATGCTAGGTACTCACTAGGAGCCTTCTCCCCTTGACCATTCAATCGACTAACTACGATAGGCAAGTCACCAGCTTTACTCGCCCTCTTTGTGACCTGATCGATCCATGCCTTTGGCTGGAACGCCGATCTAGCCTTTACTTCCATGTCGAACGGGACATGTGTTATATCTTTTCCAGCCCCTCGACCGATATCTGCATGTGGCCACCACTCCGAAAGGTAACGTGCCACCACACGCTCGGTTGAGAATCCTCGATATTTACGGCTTTGTGAGGCCATTGACAGCGTGACACTTAGCGCATGACCAGCTCTTACTATTAAGGTTTACCTTAATATCTTTGTAGGGAATTGCCTCATTGCATAGGCAGCATCTTGTCGTAAAGGTAAACTCCTCAAGGATCGCTATGACTTCTTTAGATCGATGAATCTCATCCTCTGTTGGGAATTGCTCCCACTCACCGTCTTGATTCATGAACTGTAAACGTCCCATTACGCTCTCGCCTTCTGTCGTTGCCATGATCCATCTTTAGCTATCTCGTACCAAATTACATCGTTAGGCGATGAGCATCGAGTTAACTCACCTTGCACAGCGTAAGCACACTTAAATCTGTCTGGCCGCCAATGATCTCTTTCACCGTCGATACAGCTTCCCCCATTGTGGGCGGCATAGTCGCTGGCTTGATAGTCCATGGATCTTCTTCCTTTACTACTGGGATGTAAGTGCCAGATGTTTCTGTCATCTTGGCTTTAACCTGATTAATCGTCTCCGTCACTTCATTCGATTTATTAACTTTGACCATTTCCTCTCGTGACGCTCGCTTTCCCTTTGTTGCATATCCTGCGTTAGCAAGCGCTCGACCAATAGCACTAGTCTCACAATTTTCCAGCGCTGACGTTGCATTAACACCTCTACCTTGTATAGTTTCCTCTGCAAGTCCTGTAGTCCATGGACGAATGTCAGCCTCTGTGCGATATATAGCAGCCTCAACAATAAAACGGCCAGCCGATTGATCAAGTAACTTTGTATGTATCTGCCCATCTGGGTAATCCTTCCAGAACTTAATCAGTCTTTCTTCTACTGTCTCGTAATCTTCTAAGTTAAACATATTGCTCATCCCTTTCAGTGATTAGTTCACAAGCTAGTGCAAGGTAAGCACACGCGTCGATATAGGAGTCAACGTGATCTGCGGTCTCTTGTAGGCGTGCGAGCTTGACTTCGACCATCGCCAGACATGCTTGATGGTCTGAGATTGGTGTCTCAAGCATCTGCTGGAGTCGTAATGCGATTCTAGTCTGATTGATACGAGGATGACCATAAATTCTTCCTCGGTCTCCAATGATGTCAGTAGCTGATAATAGGACTTCACTTGCTTTCACACTCGCACCCTTTCTTTGGTCTCGTAGTAATCTCGAACTGCCTTGCGGCCTTTAAGGTATCCCACGCGAATGCCGACGATACGGCCTAGATGAAAATATACTGCGGATAAGACAATCATGGCAATTAAATCGCCTAGTGATGGATCGAACATGTCGAGCCTTTCTATCAACGCCCTTCGTTGATGGCTCTACTGTCTCACGACCTAAGGGGGAATTTTCAGAGATTAAGATAACGAAATGGTAACGATTCTATGTCGTCAATGTGATCGTCGATGTCACGATCAAGCTCGTTATCTAGGTCGTCCATAGCGCTTGCCTGAGACTACAAAAGTCCCGTCCTTCTCGATGTAGATAATGTCAACCTGCACATTCTTGCCATCTACGTACATGATGGCGAATGCGCTTTGCCAGTTGGCAGACCCTTTTGTATAACTGGCCTTTGAAAAATCCATCATATTCCCGACTTCTACGCCATGCAGGACACGCCCTATACGGCCTCCAGAGGCCTCTGAGAAGGACGATCGCCCTGCCCTGTGTGTGTGTCCAGAGATTACGCTCTTGCCATGCCTACGGGCTGCCTCAAGGGCTGAGAGACCCCCTTGTGACTTGATAGGGGTATGGTCGCCATGGACTGCAATCCAGTTAGGCGCGATATTGTAAGGCTTCTTATGAAAGGTAATTCCAAGCTCATCTAGGCGCATAAACTTCTCAAAGCGCAGCTCCGGCAAGGATAGGAAAGATGGGATCTTACGCATGATCTGCGTGTATAGGCGGTCTGTGTGATTAGACCGAATCATCTGTGTTACTTGTAGATCGTAAAGTACCTGAACAGCCTCATCGCGATCATCTCCCAAAGTCTGCTCATAGGCTTCTGGAGTCCCTTCTGACCACTTGCTAATAGTATTAAAGTCAATCTCGTCACCTATTGTGACTACTTCATGTGGCTTAAAACTGCGTATAAATTGTGCTACATTTTTTACAGCTACTCGATCATGAAAGGGAACCTGTAGGTCACTTACTATGACTATTCGCTTCATCTAATCCTCGTCGTCGTCCTCATAGGGTAAGCGATCCACTCGGTCAGGGAGCGCAGGCAATAGCCAGTCAGGGTAAGCGCCTCGTTCTGTAATAATTCCTAGGCATAGATCAACTGCAAAGCCTGCACGTCTTAAGGCTCTGTAGAACTCATGCATAGAGATCGCATAGGCATCAAGTGCGCTATACGTATCAAGGTCAATGACTTTCTTTCTTGCCATGTCAATAATTATCGCTCTAGAAGTATGTTGTAAATCTCATCGACACGCGAATTAAGTCTCTTAATTTCAGAGAGCAGATGAGTGATGACATAACCTGCCAGCCCACCGATTACAGCAAGGCTTGCAAAATAGATTGTCATTAAGTCCGATACACTCACTTCTTAGGGCTCGCATATCCAAAGACTCCAGCTACTATTGAGCCAAGGATGGCACGATAGTCAAGAGCAAAGTTAGATGTAGTGCCCCATACGCATAAGAATGCGCCTACTGCAATTATGGCCGGATGCTTCATGTTCATTTATTGTCCACCTATCATCGGTATAGTAAAGAATTGAGAGTCTTCGTCGCCCTTAATAGTAAAGCTGATATGCGCGTGATGATTATGCTTATTGATCCCATCATAAGCACGCCAAGCCCAAGCTTTCTTAGCTGAGGCGATCTTGCCGTCAAAGATGATGTAACTGATTCTCTTATCGCCAGATTTTGCTGCGACTCGAATCTGATCAACCAAGTCAGGCATGACATCGGGCTTCCGACCTTTCCCGTTAAGGTCGCGGTCAACATCGATGGCGCGTACCCATCCCTGTGCATCTGGATTATGATCAGACTTGCGAGCAGCGTGTCTCGTGTCACCGATCCAGCCGTCTGAAGTTCTATCTCGATCTGGGAATGCATCATCAATCTGCTCTCTTAATTGAATGGCAGACTTTGAGAGTCTAGGTTTCATCCAAGTAGTAGTGCAGCTTCTTCTGCTGTAATTCCTAAGCGCTTAAGCAAGTCAGATTTAGCACTAGCCTTTGCAGTTTCTCCAGCAATTCTCTCAGCATCCAATTTAGCGTGAAATGCATCAATTAAAGGTTGAGCTACTGCGTCATCTTCAAGGCTTAGAACCTCGCCTTTTTTTACACTTGGCTCATACATGCCATCATTGGGGCCGTAAGCAATAACTTCGCCGTTAGCATTCTTTACGATCTGATAGGTCATGGTGTGTACTCCGTTATCGTGATTGATGAGGCTAAAGATCCGCCGAGTAATTGACTACCAGCGCGGCCATTAAAAGTAGTCGTGCCAGCGTTGCCGCCAATTCTTACTCTAAAGGTAGTGGCACTTGTTGTCCCAGCAGTCATCTTATGTCTAAATGCGAATGTGTAAACTTTATCTGTTCCCGCGATAAGGCCTGCAATACTTGCTAGGGCGTTAGCCGTGGAATCTTGAAACAGAGCAGCACTCTGAAATGTGTCAGATCCAGCAGCCGATATAGCAAAAACATCAATAAGCAGAACACTAGATGCGCTTGTTGGAGTGATTGATAGCGTCATATACTGATCGCCTTCAGTAATCTGTGGAATTGAGTTATCCGATGGGATGTTGCCAGTGCCTGTAGCTACTGTGCCCGTCTGTGTATTAACCATCTGAATGACTTTAGAAGTTGAGCCGCCGATAGTTACATAAGCCGAGCCTGAGTAGTACTGATATCTCCCGTCAAAAACTCTTTATATCCTAAGCCTGCTGCCATTATCTATCTCCTAGTATCCTAATATGGACGTGCCTATTATACCCGACGTCACAGAATTCAATATGAATCCTTCTACGATGGGCTCAAGTGTTGTGACTGTACATTTCATGCTGTTAGGGGTTATGTCCCACGCCAAGCCCTGCACCTGCAAGGTCTTAACGATTGTCGAGCCGTCTGGCTGAACGTTAGTTATCTTGACGTTGTCGAAATAGTCTAGCCCGATCATCGTGTCAGTTGGTACATCTGTGTCCAATAGATCAACCGTCATTTGATCAATTCTAATCGTTGTCTCTGCACGAGTCGCTACGTATATCCGAGCGATATTTAGGACTTCAGCATCTGTCTCAGGAATCATGTCTGTGACTGTCGTGCCATGAGGAAAATACTTAGCCGATGAATCTGCATTAGTTGCAGTCTGCGCTGTGCCGCCAATGCGTGTCATGCTGGCCTGATTGACGATTAGCTTGTCATCAAAGGCGTACTTAAGGTCTGAGTAAGGAATGCCTGTCGTCTGATTAAACTCAATCGGTGCAGTCTTAAGAGATGCCACAACATCGGCTCTATCTTTGAACTCAGCCGCGCCATCTGGCAACATGAAGAATGCGCCCTGCTCTGCAAACTCTGCTGCTTTCAGGGCTGCAAGGGCTGTGCGAGCTGTAGCTGGATCGGCTTGAACTGTAGTTGATCCTGTGTCTGTAACTCTCATCGATGTGGGAAATGAGACCTGATCTAGAATCTTGCCGATACGAGTGCCCGTAGTCTGCCCCGCAGTTGCACCTGTAATCGTAGCCACGTTAGCCATTTGAAATAGTCTAAAGGCGTCCGAGCAGACTATATCGACGTAGCCAATCTCCTGCCCTGTCGGGTAGTAATACTTGTAATTATCAACGTAGCCAGAGAATAGGAATTCCTCGGCTGTCGCAGTAGTCGCAGCCACGCGAATCTTGCGTAACGGCGTCAAGTACCCGAAATAAGGCGATGCTGCGTTCTGAGGGTTAAAGTAAGAGTCAGGGTCTAGGACGCGAACTGTGCAGTTGCCAGACTCATAGGTGTCGCGCATGATATTACGGCCACGAGTTATTTTAATTGATCGAGTAACGCTGCTAAGATCTACAACTGGATTAGGTACCGCGGAAGATCCTAGTGTTCCTTTACCTATAAGACCGAATCGCGCATCATTTAGCGTAAAAGGTATTCCGAATGTAGCACCTTGGCTAAAATCGAACGATACCGAGATGGTTGCAGGTAAGGCCATTAGAGAGCAACCGCTCCCTTATTGTTACCGCGATTAACTTGATTAAACGATCCAGATAGTGAGCTGTTAATCTGTGAATTAGTAACTGCGCCCCCTACGATATCGCCATCAAGATACACCTCAACACTTATAGCTTGAGCGTTAGCTCCTTGAAATGCGTTGACGGCAGACATTAGTTCTAACTGTGCATCTGAGAAGCTAGAGGTCGGTGCAACAGGCGCATTCTGTAATTGTGCTACAGATACTCCGAGGGATGAGGCTGTGTAATTGAGTAAGTCTTGAGGTAGCGTCCAGTTACGATATGGATTAGGAGCCTCTGGCGTGGTCATTAGCAAGGCACGCAATTCATTCTGGCGCTTAGTTGCAGCCTCAAGTTGATCCGATAGAGCCGTAGCTAGGGTTGCATTGCCTTCGAGAATAGCCTTCTGCAATAGCAAAGATATGCGATCGGTCTCGCTGATCTTGCCCTTGAGGGCTGCCTCGATGCCGATAGCTTCAAGGTTCAAAGTCTTTGAAGCCTTTTGTAAGGCTAAAGCCTTTTTCTGTGTATCTAAAGTCTTTCTCTGGAGTGCTGCTAATTCCTTGGCACGCTTGGCTGCTGCTGCTTCTGCTGCTTTACGAGCTGCTGCGTTAGGATCAACGAAAGTTCCACCTAGGGCAGATGAAGGGTATCCGCCCATACCAGCCGTCGCTGCGGCACGAGCTCGTTCTGCTATTCGCTCTTCATGTCCAGTTAAACGATCAAGAAAATCAGTAATGTCATCAGCAAAATTGTCCACCTTGCCGTAGCTTTCAGTACCAAAATTAACTACACCTTTAACTAGTTTAGCCAATTCAGTAACTGCCTTTGCAGTATTGGAAGCAAGCGTCTCCATACTTACGGCTAATTCGTCTACTGTTGTATCACCAGATAAAATCATCAAAGCATCAATTAAACCCTTACCAATAATTTCTGAGGCTTCGCCTGCTGCTGTGCCTAGCACTGCCATTTTGCCCGCATAGGTGTCTAAGTAGGCTGCGTTAGCACCAGAGAACTGTTTATTAAGTTTATCCTGTACATCTGAGAACTTCATAGTCTTGAGCTCAGCTTGAGATAGTCCTAGAGAATACTTGCGAAGTCCTCGAGTCTGCCCGACATAAGCCATGGTCAAATCATTGACTACGGTCTCATAATCAACGCCGGAGCCTCGTGATATGTCAAGAGCCTGAGTCAGTAATTCTGTGGACTTGGCGACAGAGCCAGTCGTCTGCAATAGCTTCTGCATTGATGGACGGAGCACGTCATCTGCAACGCCTGACGCTTTAGATAGGTTAGAGATAAACTCCTCAATACGTGGAGTATCAAAGGCTAGGCCTAGGTTCTTAACTGCTAATGCAAGCTGTGAGGCTGCCCGCTCGTCTTCTATAAATGCCTTTGCGGCTTTCTTGCCAAAGTTAATTACTGCAGCGGTTCCAAGAGCAATTCCTGCCGCGCCTGCTAGTTTCTTAAAAGATTTAGATAATCCCTTGACGCCTTTATCAACATCGCCTAGGGCTTTTTTGCCTTTGTTCTCAACAATTATGGGGATTCGTAATTCAGCCATTAGTTGCCACTCTCGTTAAATTTAGCAGCAGCCTTTTCTAGCGCCTTGATAACTCCGGCCTTAGCCTTGCCTTCATCTTCTTTATAAGCCTTAAATAAAGCTCGGCCTGACATCTTGCCGCTGCCAGCCAAAGCGTTAGGAAGTACGCTTACGAACTTACTACTTGACTTTCGCCCTGCCCAGTCGTAAATGACTGCAGCTGCTCGCTTGCTGTGAATTGAGACAGTCGATGACCATCCTTGGCGATTAGGCTTAGTAGGTGTCAACTTATAGCCTACGCCTCGACGTGCCTCGCCTGCGTCGTACATTGGAAAGGTTGCAGTCTTGACATCATGTTTCACAAATCCAGAGGGCATCTGATCATTAGCAGGCAAGAAACCTTTAGCCTTTCTTACTAGTGGCTTTAAGAATCCCACCATTTCATCCCGTGTTGCTTTGTCTAGATCCGGTGAGAACTTCTTTAAGGCTTTGCGAAGCTCGTTAGCGCCTTTTAGCTCTGTAGGCATCGCTCTGCTCCTTTGCTCTATCTTTCAATGCTTTCAGTAACATCTGTAGCATTGATGGATCTAAATCAATTAAATATTGTGGAGGGATAGCCGTCTCAATGCTCAAGCGAGCGATGAGATAGTGGATGCTATCCCTGCCTAGGCCAAAGGGTCAGACTCTGCAACCTCTACACTCTTTAGAGTTTCGAGGAAAGAATCGCCAAATGGCTTGACTGTGACTCCACTTAGTCGAAGGCCTTCCCATGCAAGCCAATAGACATCTGATTGCTTTTCATCATCGCGGAACGCTTTGTGAAATCCCTTTTTAGCATATAGC